CTGCTGAAGAGTGGGATTTGTTCAAAGAAAATATCTATTATGATTTCATTAAAGATAATAACTTTGCTGAACTCAAAGAAGCAGAACTAATGAACCAACGATTAAGTTTGTTGGGTGCTGTTGATGCTTATACAGGTCGTTACTTCTCTCAATCATGGATCCAACGTCATGTTCTCCGTTTGACAGATGATGAAATTAAAGAGATGCAATCTGAAATTGATTCAGAGAAAGAAGATGGTTTAGGTTTACCAGTTGGTGTTATGAATGACGTTGCTCAACAACAGATGATGTCAAATATATCACAACAACCTACTCATCCAGAAGATTTGAAGGCACAAGCGGACTTAGCGCAAGCACAAGAAAAGTCAGCCGCCAAAAAAGAAGAAGTGAATACTTTCACAAAACTGAAACGTATATTATAAATAGTTTAATTAGGAGAATAATATGTCAGAAACAACAAGAGCAATCGTAGATTATGCAGAAGATGGAAGCGCAACTGAAATGCGTGATGCTTTGTATTCTGCTATTCAAGACCGAGTTATGGCTCATATTGAAAACCATAAAGAACAATTAGCAAAGAATCTTTTTGCAAAACCAGAAGATGCTGAAGTAGAAGATTCAGCAGTTTAATAGGAAACAAAAATGGCAAATTCATTCACATATCAAGTGATAAAAGATACCACAGAACATGTAGTTATTAAATTAACGGCATCTTTTGATGGTACAGGTCAAGAGTCTAACACGATTCGTATTCAAGCAAATACGTTATACGGTGCATTAGATAGTTCTAAAGGCAATCTATTAGTATCCGCAGCAAATACAGGTGCTCTTTCATATTATGGATTATCATTGAATCGTTTGTGGTATGATTGTGCCGCTGGTGGTGATGTTCAATTATTTTGGAATGCATCAACGCCAGCAACACTAATTGCTATGAACGGTAACGGAGAATATGATGGCATGGGTAACTGGACAACAATTCCAAACAATACAGCCGGCGCATCAGGTAGTAAAGGTGATATCGGTGTTGTGACCCGTGGCATGGCGGCAAATGATTCTTATACTATGGTTATTGAAATGCGTAAAGATAATCAACATTATCAACGTGGTCAATTTAATGATCCTGCTGCATTTAACTACGGTTCTTACGGCGTAAGACCATAATAGAAAGTCTATAATGAAACTCATTAAAGAAATTACCGAATCGGTAAATTACTTAGTAGAAGAAAAAGACGGCAAGAAGACCTTATTCATTGAAGGTCCTTTTCTTGTTGCTGAATCGGTTAACAAGAACAAACGCATGTACAAAGAAGAAACAATGCGTAATGAAGTTAATCGTTATACAGAAGAATACATTAATAAAAACCGTGCCTTTGGTGAACTGGGTCATCCAGACACCCCATCCATTAATCTCGACCGTGTATCTCACTTAATTGTGGGTCTACATCAAGAGGGAAATGCTTGGATAGGCAAAGCTAAAATCCTTGAAACCCCTATGGGTAACATTGCAAGAAGTCTTATTGAAGGTGGTGCACAATTAGGTGTGTCATCTAGAGGTATGGGTTCTCTTAAAATGGAAAACGGTATCAACGTTGTTCAAGGTGATTTTTGTCTAGCCACAGCGGCAGATATAGTAGCAGACCCTTCTGCGCCTGGTGCTTTTGTACAAGGCATCATGGAAGGTAAAGAGTGGATGATGGTAAACGGAAATTGGACTGAAGTTCAGTTAGAGGAAGCAAAGCAAGAAATTCGTCAAGCTTCTAAAAAACAGATTGAACAAGTCAGTTTAAAAATATTCGAAAATTTCATCAAAAAACTTTAATTATAAATATCCATTATATACAAGGAGATTCTCAAAATGGGAAATTTTAATCTAGCAGACGCCGCTAAAGCAATCTTAGTCGAAGGTGCAAAAGAATCTTTTGATTCAAACATTTCTTCTAAGCAAGGCGGCAAAGACAAACCATCTAAATTGCCTACATCAGTTGCCTATGGTACTAAAGATGTAGGTGAAGTCGCAGACAGCGTTCGTAAGATGGATGACGCAGGTGGCGATTATACAAAAGGTGTGCCATCAGCAACACCTCCAGGTGCTACGCCACCAGTTGGTGCACAACCAATGGCAAAGTTATCTGGTCAACCAGCCGATTCAGGTGCAGGTACAACACCAGTACAAGAACCAGCCACAGATTACTCATCTATCCGTGACCGTGTGAAAGCCAAATTAGCCAAGCAAACCATGCAATCTAATCCAGGTGCTACATTCCAATCTTACGATGAAGAAATCGAAGAAGATGGTGAAGTAGTTGCTGAAGAAAAAGAAGAAGGTCATGAAGATGCTAAGCAAGACAAAGCCATGATTAAGAAGATGATGAAGAAAGAAAAGATGAAAGAGCAAATGGAACAAGACGTTGATGCTCTGTTGTCTGGTGAAAACCTTTCTGAAGAATTCAAAGACAAGGCTACCACAATTTTCGAAGCTGCCGTTATCGCTCGTACACAAGCTGTAATGGAAGATATCGAACAGGCACTATTCGAAGAATTCGAAGTTGCCGTTGAAGAAATCAAAGAAGACTTGGCTACCAAGTTAGATGACTATATCAACTACATGGCTGAAGAATGGTTGAAAGAGAACCAATTGGCAGTTGAAAAAGGTCTACGTTCTGAAATCGTAGAATCTTTCATCGAAGGTATGAAAGGTCTATTCGAAGAACACTACATCGATATCCCAGAAGAAAAAGTGGACATCGTTGAAGGTCTAACAAGCAAAGTTGAAGAACTCGAAACTTCATTGAACGAACAGATTCAAGCTGCCGTTGACATGAAGAAAGAACTCAACGAACACAAAAAAACAGAGGCTATACATGCAGTATGTGAGGGCCTAACGCAGACTCAAGTAGAAAAAATGAAATCACTCGCAGAGGGTGTGGAGTTTACTACTGACGAAGAATTCGCAGATAAATTGGTAACATTGAGAGAATCATATTTCAATGAATCAATTAATACATCTGGCAGTTCTGCATTGAACGAAGAAGTGATTATCGAAGACGACAAAAAACCTATGGGTCATGTCGATGCAGAAATCGCACAGTATGCACAAACAATCTCTAAAACCTTGGTTAAATAAATAAAATTTACCAAATATAGAAACTCACAAGGAGAACATCAAATGTTTCTAACAGAAGAATTACAACAAAAATGGTCACCAGTTCTGAATCATCCAGAACTCGAAGCCATTAAAGACCCATACAAGAAAGCAGTTACTGCTCTTGTTTTGGAAAACCAACAACAAGCCATGGCTCAAGACCGTCAGTCTTTGAACGAAACTACATCTGCTGCACCAACTAACGTTGCTGGCGGTGTTTCGAACTATGACCCAATCTTGATTTCATTGGTTCGCCGTGCTTTGCCTAACCTAATCGCTTATGACGTTGCTGGCGTTCAGCCAATGACTGGTCCTACAGGATTGATTTTCGCAATGCGTGCTCGTTACAGCGCACAATCTGGTGGCCCATCTAACAGCAATGAAGCATTCTTCAACGAAGCAAATACCGAATTCTCTGGTACTTCTTCTGTTGCTAATCCATACGGCTTCCGTGGTAATAATTCAACTGACGTTGTTACCAACGCTGGTGCTGACTTGACTGCTAACAGCTACACAACTGGTATTCCTTTGCCAACAGCTACTGCTGAAGGTTTGGGTGCTGACTCTGGTGTTGCTTTCCAACAAATGGCCTTCTCTATCGAAAAGGTTACTGTTACTGCTCAGTCACGTGCTTTGAAGGCCGAGTACTCACTTGAACTTGCTCAAGACTTGAAAGCAATCCATGGTTTGGATGCTGAAACAGAATTGTCAAACATTCTGTCTACAGAAATCTTGGCTGAAATCAACCGTGAAGTTATCCGTACTATCTATACTTGTGCCGTAGCCGGTGCTCAGTATGGTACTACTACTGCTGGTGCTTTCGACTTGGACACCGACTCTAACGGTCGTTGGTCTGTTGAACGTTTCAAAGGTTTGATTTTCCAAATCGAGCGTGATGCTAACGT